TTTTTCTATTTATAGTAACTCTGGTAAAGCACAAGGTTCTACTAATATATTTAATGTAATTGATCAAGATAATACTGGTAGAATAGAAGATGAAGCTAGAAATAATGAATATTTTAGGCATCCCAAAGATTACTATGTATGGGTACTAAAAGATAGCAAATTAGAAAAAGCTATTGACGATCATAATAGTGGTAAAGAAGATTATATAAATTTATCACATGTATTTTTTAGAACAGAGGATAGGCCTACTGCTTTTGGAACTACTAAAAGAACTTCAGTAAAATTTGATATGCCTATATCGGTAGTAGATGAAGATATAGAACCAGAGGCAACAATACCTGCAGGCACAGGGCCTGATGATTTAGCTGATGCTGAAACTGTGAGAGTATCAGTAGGTGACATACCAGATAATACAAATTACTCTGCATTTTTAATGAATCAATATATTAAAAATAGAAAAGATTCAGAAAATTATGATTTAAAATATGAAGAGGATCAGCAAACTATTATTAAAATGGAATTACCTAAGAAACTGCAGAAAGATATACTAAGCAAGCCTATCAAACTAAGTAAAGCTAAGGCACAAACAGATAGGTTATTTGCATAAAAAAGGGGAGCCATAAAGACTCCCCACAGCAAGGCAACACGACTAAATAGGAACCTAAGTTATCTTGGGTTCCTTTTTTTTTGGGCCTTACGATATAGTGACGGATCACTCCATCGCTTAGTCCAAAACCAACTACTTAATGAAACAGCATAACCTTCTAGTTTATCCATGACACAGTTATGCCAAAAGTAATATCTAAATTTTTTGTATAATCTGTTTGACATCATCTTGTAATTTTTTACCAACAGAGTTAGCATGATTAATTATAGAGGCACACAAGTTAGCATGAAAGGGGTAACCCTTTAGAGCATCCCTAATTTTAGTAACAGGCTTTCCACCATAGTCTATTACTACTGCATTGTCTTTATTTAAACCTATTTTTAACTCAAATAAAATACCAGTAAACTTTAGTATTTCGTCTTCTTTCTTATTATCCTTTTCTTCTTTCATCTTTCTCCTCGCTTGCTTTTATAAAATCAGAACTGATTCTTGGATCTAATGGAGTAAGTGTAGATAGTTTATTCATTATATTTACAACTTCTCCATATGGTCTTGTCATTAAGTATCTCATTATATCCATTAGTTGTTCAGATGTAATGAGATATGTTTTTGCATTTGATTTTTCTTGTTTATCTTTACTCATAATCTCCCCTAATTATCGTTAAAGTATTTATTAAGGGTTTTTAAATTTTCATCTGCACTAGATATTTTATTTATTAATTTATCTAACTCTTCTACAAACTGTGGATGCTCACCTATTCCAACAGAAGAATTAAAATAAACAGTAGCACTAGCATATGCATCAGCTATATCTGCTTCATATTTTTTTCTTAGTGCATCTATAAGTAATTGTTTAAGATTCATCAGTATCCTCTGTATTCATAAAATGTTTTTTCAATTAAGTCTTCATCTAATAGATATGGATTAGCATTAGTCTTCATCTCATACAGTTCCCTTAAATCATTTATAGTTTGAGATAGTGATCTGTTTTGTTGAAGACATCCACATACTAAATCTACTACTTCAATTGCTGCTTGTTTTACTTGCCCCATAGTTCAGTCTCCTCTATTAGTTTAGTTAAATACCAGTTTGCTTTTTTTAGATCTTGTAAAGGTTTACCTTTGAATCTAAATCGACCAACGTATTTTATTATATTACCTTTAAGATAACCAGTAAACTCATCCTTAGTCATGTAATCTTTTATGACTTCAATAGTTTCTCTATTACCCTGTTTGTAATGATTAGGTGAATTTACAGGATCATTACTTAACTCATTTTCATATGAAATATCATGGCTATGATCTTTTTCATATTTGTAAGTTCTTTTACTTTTAATAGGTTTTTCAAATACATAATTATCTTCAGTCTCTAAAACATATTTGTTACCATTGTACATTATTTCTTGTTTAGTTTCTGCCATATTCTCTCCTAATAGTTTTAATATCAATAGTCTCTAGATTATAATTACCATCTTTAACTTCTCTCTTAACTATCAAACCACTCCACCACATATGCTGAGTATCTCTAGCAAAATGCTCTGGGTGTGCCAAGTAACACCCTGCTGATAAGCCATGTAACTTTTTACCATTAGGTAAAGTTGATATAGCATAATCTAATAAATGACTATGGCCTACTGTAGCAGAAACTTTGTGTTTTGTCAAGAGAGTTCTACCAATATTTTCTCCAGATATAGCTGACCCCATAATACCAGAAGGAAAATGATGTGCATAATGTACACCATCAACTACTTTAATTTGTTTATAAGGTACTTCTTGCCAACCATATTTTTTAAACTGTAGATCACTAATTTTTATAGTGCCATCTAATTCTGGATTTTCATCTACAAATCTGTCTATTCTATCCTCATGATTACCATGTAGCATAATCTTTTTAGGCTTATGACTACCCAAGCCTTTGTTAAATAAAGCTAGTGCATCATGTGAATGCTCCATATCTTTTTGGTATCTTCTACCTTCAAAAGATTTTTTACCTCTATCATAAGTAGATAGAGAGTCCATACTACAGAAGTCACCCATACATATTACATGTGTAACTTTAAAGTCTGCAGCTAATCTTCCTGCCCATAAGAATCTATCATTGTTTGCTTTAGGTGTACAATGAGGATCACCGATAACTAAATGTGTTGCCATTAGTTCAACTCCTTTTCACGTTTTTTTCTTAAGTATTCGATAAAGTCAATAACATTATCTTCCTCATCAAACTCTGCAACAGCATTCATTGAGAGGTTTGCTTTATCGGGGTTTCTTTTATCATCAGCAAAACCTTTTAATCCATACACAAATATACTTTGTGGATCTTGGGTTGCTGCTTTTATCATGCCTCTAGCTATTGTAGAGCATAATTCGTACTGTTCTGTGGTCATACTAGATCTACTATCCATAACTATACCACATGTAAAACCTTTTTCCCAGGGAGAAATAAGGACTTTGATTGCATTTTTAAGTGCTTCAGTTGTAGTTTTTTTTGCCATTATTTATACCAATATTTATCGTGATTATCTTTATTATACTCAATCACTTTGTGTTCATATCCTCTTTTCATACTGCTTTTGCCAAAGTGTTCTGCATTCTTTTCATTATCAAATAAATGATTAGAGAATATTTTATACTCATTATCTTTCTTACGTTTATATATTACAAAATATAAAATCATAAAACAAGTTGATGGAGAATAGACCCCTAAAACTACTCCCCATCAGTACCTGTGGTATCATCCTTCTTGGGATTAGTAACTTCCGTATACCATACCCATTTAGGACTTTTACCTTTAGATTGCTGTTGTGGTAAGAACTGCAATCCACTTCCCCAACAAGGAAGTTTGTATGGGCAAAAGGAACACACTGTGCCCAAAACTCTGTTACCTGTAGGCTTGCCTCTAAATAATTCTTCTACATCATCAAAGCATTTTTTAAATGGTTCTTTAGTTTTTAATGCTTTGTAATTATCTTTTGCAACTCCAACATATTTTTCACTATGCTCATCTTGAACTTCTGGAGCCTCACAAACTGCCCACTCACCTGTAGATTTATTTATAGCTATCCAACCACCAAAAGGTTTCTTCATGCTCCCTGCATAAAGAAAACCTTGAGATGCATAACCAAAGGAATCTTTACTAACTACTTCATTGAAGCCTCCCTTTTCACCAAACTTATGTTCAAAGGAATAAGGTGACGTACTTTTAATATCCCAAATTTTGTTATCAATTTCAACATCCAGTCTTCCAGACATAGAGTCTTCTTCAAACTTATACTTAACTTCTTTTTGTTCGCTATCAATTTTAACTCCTGCAGATTTTAAAACAAATATAGCAAGTGCTTCTATCAAATCACCAAATGTATTACGCATTTTAGCATTGTAAGGTTGGCCATCACCTTTAATACCTTTTGCTTCCATCTGTAACTGACACAAAGGTCTACCTATATTTGACATTCTCGGTTCAAACTTATCCTTACGCTTCTCTGAGAACTGTTTGCGTAAGGCGTTTTTACACGCCTCACCAAACTCCTCCACTAAATCCTCAGAAATAGCTACAGGATTGCTAGATACTTTATCAAGATATATCTTGACTTTATCAAGTATAGTGTTCATTATGCTGTTAACACATCCTCTGGATGTTCGTCATCTAACTCTTTAACAATCTTAGCTGACTCAGCATCTTCACTATTTGGTTTCTTTGCTCTAGCATTTTTATACGCTGCAATAACTTCATCATTTTCTTTTTTGACAGCCTGTTGAAATACAGCTAGTGTATCCGTATCATCTTTTGATAATTCAATCTCTGTAGATGTTTTATCAGATAATACTGGCACGTAGAATGTATTCCCACCCCTCTTCTGCCTTTCAGTATCTATACTTAAATTGCATTTAAGCATGACTTTACCACTATCTTTTAACTTTTTGATAGCATTGGATACTGGTAGAAATGCAGTACCAGATACACGATATAAAGCAGGCAAGTTTTCCACTCTATGCTCTTTACCATTTGCAAGCACACCATCAAAAGTTACAAGTCCATACACTAATCTATAACATCTTATAGTTCTTTGTATAACTTGTTGATCTGGAGTCAGTGAGTTTCTTTCTGCGTATGGAACTTTACCACAGTTTACTCCCCCTAACATATCTATTGCTTCATCTTTGTGAGATTGAAATACAACAGATCTATTTACGTACTCACCTTTATCTGTATCATAATGCATGTACTGCATACCAGTGATAAACGGTCTAAATGTTATTGGTTTACCAAATGCAACTTTTCCTGCACTTGTATCAAACACAGAAAAATATCCTACTGGTAACTGATTACCATCGTCATCTTCTGGGTTTCTATTTATGGACAACCTAGGAATACCATCACTACTAGGTGTGCCATCGTCTTGACCTATGGCTTTCATTAATTGCTCATCGGTCATTGTATTTATATTTGCTAGTTCATTTTTTGTCATTGAACCCTCCTTATAATTTGATTTGCAGTGTATATCATAAATTTAAACAAATGTCAAGCACTATTTTTTATTTTTTTTCTTACCATATGGTGGATATACCAAATCGCATATCCACAAAAATATGACAAGAACTAAGCAAGCAGATAAAAATATATCTAGCATAGTCTAGTTTCTCCCTCTGTTTGTATCACTTGGTACCCATCTATTTCAGCGTATTGCTTCCATAAAGAATAGTCTTCATGATTTTTATATAAATATAAGGTAGTGTAATTACCTGTATAATTATCTTTAAATGCGTTGTACTCTA